TCATGCTAATGGTGTTCAATGAGAGCTTGCCCGTCTTGAACAGGTCTACCTTGTTTAACCGTCTCATCCAATCAAACCACACACGTTTACCATCATGGCACATGCTCTCCTGCAGTTTGTAGATGTTGAAATAATAGGTCGGCTCGTCGAAGTAGTAATGTATTCTATTTACTCCGTATGTGGGGCCGTCCCACTCGTAATAAAACTCAGGAGCCTTTTCACGAATGGAACAGCCGTTTCCACATATCAGAGCCTTCTCCCCCTTGTGTAGGTCCACATAGCTAGGGAAGGAGACATTTTTCATTGTTTAGGAATAACGCTCAACGTGATACGCTTCAGCAGTCACGATAACAACGGCAGTGTCCAGAGCAGCAGAAACGACCAAGTCAATGGTGTCTTCTGCTGTGTAGAGCTTGCCAGCGGTTGCATAGGCATCAGTGCCAGCCAGACCAGCGGTAACGGTCCCAGCTGTGCCATTGAGGTTGGTGGAAGCGTCCCAAGAGTCAGCCCCGGCACCATCGCCAACGGTTGCGGTGGCGGTAGCACCTTCCGGGGTAACGACAACGACACGCACGTTAGTAACGAGCATATCCTTGGCAACCTTGAGGCACTGTACCGTGTCACCAGCACCAACATTGAATTCAGAGAAGTCAACCTTGGCGGCAAGCTTAGTAAAGCGGTGTCCAAGCTCCTGCTGAGCAGAAGCATAATCAGTAAAATAAGTCTGTGTAGAAGCCATATTATTCTACCTCCTACGCTGCGTCACTGATCTGGGTGCGGGAGACATAAATGCCTACAGAACCATAGTCCAGCGAGTCGAATTTGGGTTTAGCCACTCCGCAAATAATTTCCCATGCGTGACCAATTTCGTTGCCATAGTCGAAGTCTTCAGTGACCACCTTACCGCGCTTGCCTTCTGCCCAAAGCAGAGACTGCTGGCCCATAAGGACGCACTTTGCCCAAGGTACATCAGAACCGGAACCTGCGTCAGTAGCAATGAACCCACCACCGGGCTTTTCGCCGTAACCTTCGTGGTCATGGATGATAACACCAGACCAAACGCCCAATGCGCCTGTGAAGATCGGGTTAGTCTTAGCACGTTCACGCGCTTCACGGTTGGCCTGTGTCCAAGTTGCGTCTTGTCTCAGGTCATAAGCAACGTCAGGGTGAACCAGAAGGACAAAGTAGTCCTTACCTTCAACCTTGATAGGGCGAATGGGAGTCTGAGAACGGTTACCACCAGTACGCGCCCAAGTACGGGCGAATTCAATGATAGAGGGCGTCATCTTGGAATCGTTAGCGGTGAGAGCAGCCTTAGCTGTTGCAGCCGTTCCAGTGGTCAGGTTGCCAGCTGAGGTGCGGTAGAATACGCGTGTAGGGTCTTCAAGGATAGTCTGAAAGCACAGAGAATCCATCTTCTCAACGCCCCATTCCTTGATGGCATCACGGCTTTCCATGTTCAAATCCCATGCGGGACGCTGACGATCAAGCTCACCAGCATCGCGAACAGCATGACGATACTGCTCAAGGGATACGTTGTAATTGGAGTGCTGGAGTGCTTCCTCGTTACCCTCAAGGGTCGTACCGGAAGTAACGCCTGCACCTTGGAGACGCTTACGTAGTGCAAAGGTGATATTATCGCCCTTGGACTTGGTAAGCTTCATGTTGGTCTGACACAGTGAGTTAGAGGATGTACCCTTGAACTTGTAAAAGTAAGTTTCCTTTACGGTGTCTCGATAGAGCTTCTCTTCCCACGCTTTTTTAGTGGTAGCATCACTTGTGGTAATAGTAGTTTTAGCCATAATCACGGCCTCCATGACCGTTCATTAGTTTGTGTTATTGACCCGCGCTCAAGATTGCATCAAGGTCGGCATCAGAGAGTTTTGATATCTCGCTAGGAGACATATTCTCTGGGAACCCACCATCACCGCTAGACGATGCACCTGTAGCGGCGTTAGTCATCGGTTGGTGTTGTGCGGCTTGTTCAACCTTCTGAAGCTGCTCAGAGCCACGGCTCTTGTAAGCCTCAAGCTGTGCCTGTTGGTCTGCAATCTGTTTCTCCTGCCGATACATCATATTCAGCCTGTGAACTGATTCAGCCGGGAATTGGGCGGGATTTTCTCGGAACGCCTGTATGTAACTAGGATGGGTGCTCCCCTCCTTCTGCATCATACTGACAATACCGTCCATGTTGTCTTTCAAATCAGGGCAAGCGGTATCAATCTGATAAGCATTTTGTGCAATTGCATTTCGCTGTTGCATCTCCTGCTCACGCTGCCCAATTTGGTCCATCTGCATTTCCATCTTTGCACGTTCAGTGATCGCGTCAGCCATGCCGTTGGGGTTATCAATAAACAATTGCGCGGGGTCTTGTTCCTTATTCGCGTCAATTCGTTTCTGCAACTCCTCCTTGGCGGCGCGAATAGCGTTAGCGTTCTGCTCATGCTCTGTACGGACCTTCTGCCAATGGTCCCGTTCGCCTGTTACCTGATTTAGCTTTGTATTAGCCGCCTCAAGCTGGCTCTGTAGTTCCTCGACGGTAGGCGGTTCGGCTTCCTGCTCCTGCTGTTCCCCTTCTGGGGCAGGCGCGGCTTCCTGTGCTGCCTGTGGTGCCGGGTCGCTTGATGGCTCGTTAACCATTTTTTCAAGCTGCTCATCCGGCAAAGTCTCAACTTCTACAATCTGTTCTGTCTGGGTGGATTCATCCATTTGTCCCATCCTTTAATATGTTTAAGGGGCAGTGTTATTACTGATAGTCCCTATTGTTAACGCATTGGTCCTTGCTGACCGCCCTGTGGAGGCATTCCACCACCACCGGCCTGTTGAAGTTTGATTACATCCGGTTGACTCTTCTGAATCTCAGTCATCTGCTTCTGCTGCTCGGCTTGGGCTGCTGCCTGTTTCTGCTTCTCAATCGACTGTAATGCTTTAGCTTTTTGATCTTCCGACATAGGCGATGTTTCAATCAGCATCTCAATCGGGATGCCGCCGCCTGTTACACGAGCCATCTCAAGGTTCATGCTGAAGTCTGCAAGTTGCTTATTCGGGCTGTGGCTAGTCTCGCCAACAACCAAGTCAAGCTTCGTCAGCTCATCATTATCAAGGGCTTCCTGGATACGCTGTGCCAACTGTTGAAGCTGCTGCCTGTTCTGCGGGTCAACCTGTTCACCGCCAACCTCAAGTGGTCTACGCTGTGCGCTGCTCATAATGATGCGCATAATGCGTTCAGGGGTATAAATTTTCTGGATGAGGTGAACCAACCTGACACCAAGCCGCTTCTTGCTCTGTGCCATGTTGTCATAGAGATATTCGCTACCGAGAAGGGCCATCTTTTGCCCCTGAATGAGTGCCAAGCCTGATGTTGACTTGCTATTCAGCACTTCAGGAGTGACATTCAACACTTCCTTGATCTCAGCGCGGCTAGTTTCCATCGCATTGATAAGGCCACTAGGCAGAGGGCTAGCCTCAACCTTCTGTGGTGCGTTCTTCAAGTTATCAACTTCAGCCTGGAAGCCTGCACTAGAAGACTCTTTCTCAAATTTACGTTTCTCTTGAGGGCTGGTGAACGAATTGCGCTGAATGAACCAACCATCGACCGTCATTTTATTGACGATGTCTACCTGTTGGCTTCTAAGCTTGTTAAGCTCCCTCTGTGGGTCTTTTGCTGCTTCTACCTTGCCATACCACGTATCTTTGCGTTTCTTCGCGTATACGGGCGTTATGGAGAACTCACGCTCATCAAGGATGTAATCCTCAAGCAAAACAGAGCCAGCGAACTTAGTAACGCGCATTTTATGGTTAGGTCTGCGGATCACAGAGAAACCAAGGTCTTTGGCGGCTGTAACGTCCTTACTAGCCCAATCTTTCGCGTTAATAGGCTCATCAACGTCAATGCGAGTGAGGATAGGCACGCGGATGTACTTTTTCTGCTCAGTCTCAATGACTCTAAATTCCTTACTGCGAACATCAATGAAATCTGGTGTCACACCTTTGTAATGCTCATCTGAACGGCTGAACGCTCTCTCATACTGTCTACCAGGAACACGAACATTATCGTCCTTGTCATCGCGGTCAAACTCGTCAAAGTCGGCCTGTATGTCTTCGGCCTTGTCTGGATATTCAGCTTTCAGCTTATCCATTGCGAACCACTTAGCCTTGTGCATATGCTCGGCGTCTGTGGCATCAGCCTTATTGTGGGGGCTAAAATATACATCGTCCCACTCGTACCGCTCAATGATAATATCGCCCTCGACGTTGTTGTCGAAGTCGATGTATGAATGGAACAACCCACGGCCAGGAACAACCTCATCTTCAAAAACGCAAGTCTCTACGTGTGCAAACTCATTGCGCTCACAAATGTTACGCACTACCTCAGTGGTGATATCTGCAACCACGTTGTCGCTCTTTTCAACACCGAAAAATTTAAAGTCTGTGCGGTTCTGCCTGAAATAACCTGAGAGGGTGTCTACGGCATTTTCGATGTGGTTGATGGTGAGAACAACACGCCCTTTACTTGCGAGGGCGTCACGGTGCTTGCGCTCCCATTGGTAGCCCTCATAGAAATTAACGGACTCCTTACCCTTGCGCCGTGCATCACGCTCATATTCACGCGCTGACTCAAACATCTTGCGCATCTTAGAGGTCTTGTCCTCGTCGCTCTCTTTCTTGGGCTTAGTCACCTCTAGAGGCACTTCGCCGCCCATTTCGTGTGTATGCTCATCTTCCAACGAGAAAGTCACTACAGGCTGCGGTAAAGGCTGCTCCATGCCCGTCATGGGGTCAATCATAGAGGTCTGTACGTCAACGATATGGCTGTGGTCGTTAGCTTCAGCACACTCAATGCCGTCATTAGTGACAAACAAGAGATGATGGTGTGGCTTTTTACCGTCTTCTGAGGAAATACGAAACATTGATTGTTCCTATGAAAAAAGTTGTTGACTTATGTGTGAAAGTTGGTATTGTTTTGGAAACAAGGAGAGAAATATGTCAGAGACAGAGACTAAAATTGGTAAACTTATGCCAGCTAATCTTATCGGCAATGATATTGAAAGAACGGCAGAGGCATGGTGTAAAAATGCTGGATATAAAAAAAGTGATTACTACGACTCGTGGGTAGAATGCCTTTGCGACAATGGATACGATAAATACCATTTCCACGATGGTCAACTTTGGGTTATTCATCTTGAGGTTGTCGAACCATACGAAGACATCAATTTCATGGAAGAGAACAATGACGGTTATAATTTTGTCTTTCAGTATTACAATGGAGCAAGGTGCTTAGCTGAAGCCCTAGACGGTGCACTTGATTTTTACAAGTCCATCAGGTAGCCATCCAACTCAACTCATCAGCAACTTCAACCTGCTGCCTTTGGTATTTATCAGAGGCAGCTTTTTTACGGTCTACTGCCGAAGTGCCACCATACAAATATGTGTGCATCAAAGCATCTGCCCGGTTAGGAGAACGTAAGCCTTTAGCCTTCATTTCCTTTTTACTCAGTACCTTTTTAGGGTTGCTCCAATCCTTCACCTTGAGGCTGGAAAGTTCAAGGGCAAGTTCTTCATCATCAGGAGGAATGGCTATAACACCATCCTCAAACTGCTTTCTCACCATGAACCAAAGCTCATCTCTGAGCCGGAAATATTCTTTATTGTTAGCCGCGCCTGTGCCGACATTCACGCCCGTTACATCTGAATAATAATGCTTGCGGAAGAAGTCCAAAAAGCTGTGACCCATGCCGTTACTATCAACTGTGGTTAGGTCCGGCTCATAACGCTCAATATCCTCATTCAACCAATCAGCTAGAACCGTTGTGTCTCTAGTGGAACGGGCTTTAGTCTCTATCACCTTGCCGCCAATGCGCCTACAGATAGAGCTATCATCTACGCCACCGCCAACATCTACACCCAAATAGGTAGGGTCAACGCCTGCGTCTACGTCCATGTCCTCAAAGCGGTCCTGTGCGGCGAGAATCCAAATCCATGGGATTAGTGAATCCTCCTCTTCCGCTGGTGGCAAGCCTTTAATATTGATTCGCCAAGCGTTTGAGTCTTTACCATACTTAGCCTTGATTCTCTCTATCTGGGCATTGATACCAGGCTTAATCAATTCTAGGTCTGACTCTTCAGCATCCCAGCGGACACATTCCCACAACACCCTACTGTTCTTATCATAGTGAGACTTATAGAAATACCCTGAACTTCTGACAACGTTTCCCAACATCAGGACTACGTTACAAAGGCCAGTAAGGGTTGTTTCAAGGGGAGATATGATCCCGTCATGCAGACCACTCGCTTCGTCCAAAATTACGAGCATGAAGTCTTCGTGTAAGCCCTGCAAAGAATCACTTGTCTCTTGCGCCCCAGCTTTGACACTGGCTGTACGCTTGGTCATAAAGTTAGTGCTTTTCTTACTGTCCTCACCCTTACGGTATATGCCACCCTTATCAACTATGAATCCGTCTCTAACGAGAGGAATAGCACCCTTGAGAACTTTTCTAACTTCTGTGGAAAATACGTCCTCAAGCTGCTTCGAGTTGTTGGCTGTACAAAGCCCCTTGAATGGTGAGAATAGATAAAGTACACAAACAGAAAGTCCAGCCGCAGAAAAATCTTTTCCTAATCCCTTGGCTGAGTGAATGGAAATACCTATTTTCTTTGACAATTCCAGTTCACGCTTGGTGACTTTTTTGCCCTTTCCAACCTTGATCTTAGCCCAAATAAGTTCTTGCATGAGTTCCACAAGTTCGCGCTGCTGGTTGGTTAAGTTGACATTCAAAGCCTCTTCAAAGAACGCTGGAAAATTGTGACGCCATCTATGGATCACATTAGCGAGTTGCTCTGTCTGGGTTAATTCTTGTGCTTTTCTTTTAGCCATAAGGTACTATCAGTGGTTCAACGTCAGTCCACGTTTTGTTTCTTATAATGTCATAAATTGCGTGGTGTGATACATCGTAGTCGGCAGCTATTGAGTGCTTGTTTTCACCGTTTTTTAGACGAAGTTTTATTTCTGCTACTCTGTCAATGGTTAGCTTTGCAACAGTGCTATTCCTTGTATTCACTTTTGGTGTGACCCACCTACAATTGTCTGGTGAATATATGCCATCATTATCAATGCGGTCTATTGTTAGTTCTTTGTCATACCCGTTATCAAAAGCCCAATCCTTGAACGGTATAAATTCGTGCCATTGATCACATATAGATATTCCACGGCCACCATATCTGTAGTACATGTCGTCATTCTTGTTATAGCACCTGGCAAACATGTTGCCCCAAATGTGGAACAATCTAGTGTATGACATATTGTGCTTGGTGCTTCTCAATACCGTTTCTTCGCGCTTTAAGCAGCCACAACTTCTAGTGTGACCAGTTCTAAGATGACACCCAGCAACAACAACACTCTCACCGCAAGAACAAATACAATCCCACATAGGGCATGTGCCCCTGTTCGCTAGACGCTCAATAACGGTCAATCTGTCAAATACCCTGCCAGTCAAATCGATACATGGCTTCATCTTACTACTCCTGTCGTAGTCCTGGATTAATTAACAGACCAGAGCAATCAGGGGTTGCCTTTTCGGTAATGAGCCTAGGTCTATTTAAATTTGTAGTGGGCAGCCAACCCAGACTGATTCTATCGGCTTTCTTTTACGGCAACGGTTTTTCGTCTCGGATGACCGCGAACCTATGTATTTTATAACTGGTGGCGGCTAGTAAGGAGAGGACTAGCACTTTGAGCCGACTGACACCACCAGAAAGGAGGATGAAACGTTTAAATTTAGGCAGCTACCAGCCAGCGGAGCGGGCGAGGCTTAATGAAGTTTACCGATTCAAAGCCCCAGTGTAGGCAGAGCTTCAATGGTAGCTGAACTCGCAGCACGCTACGAGCGGGTAAAACGACCTAACATGGTACGCCCGGATTCTTTTAAGAGCCGATTACCCCATATTTCAGGTGGGCGGGATAGGTTCTGTTCAGTCTAGAGTTCTTTAGCAGCCTTCAACAGAGTCTCACGCTTTGCCATATGATGAGGCTTGGCGTCATTATCTGTCAGCCACTTACGAAGGGCATCATCACCCATCTTGTCAAAATCGGGCTTGTCCAGACTAACCGGCACAGGCGCGAATACTTCGGCCTCTTCTACGCACTTGCAGGAGGCTTCCATAAGCTGGTTAAGGCATTTAAACACCTTTGGCCACACATACTGTGGCATCTCTGACGGTCTAACGTCATTCTTGGCACACCACTCTTTAAAATGGGCGTCCTCTCGACTAAAATTCATGTTGTTCTCCTTTTACGGGTTAATTTCTATATGTCTTACCAGAAAATCAAACGTGTGTCAAGGTTTTGACGCACATTTCTACAAATATTCTTGAATGTCGTAATTGCCGTCAGCTTTTTGACGCAACTCTATAAGCTTAGTGTTCCTATAGCAATACAAATCACTGTCAGGGCCATCAATAACATAGAAATCGTCATTATCAATAGGGTCTTGCATAGTGAATCCGTTCCAAAACAGCTTCTCATGTAGCACCTCTACCACTTCATCACTAACCTTTTGGGGGATGTTCTCCATAAGTCTCTCCTTTAATTGCCTACAACGTGGCCCTGAATAACAGCCACAAATTCTGTCATATCAGTTAAATCGTCATGTACAATAATCTGAAATGCGTCTTCTGTAGCGGCTTCCAACCTAATGGTCACACCATTCTTGTCATCCCCGTTAAATGAACGCCTGACGCTAACTCCATATTCACCAATTTTATTAGCGTCAACGTAGTCAACATCGTAAGCCCTAGATGAGAAGTCAAAATTAGTCTTAGCGTTAAAGATGTTCTTCGTTATCCCGTTAACACTTCTCAGCACTATACCATTAGTTATTGGCCCCATTGCCCCGAAGCCAGCACTATCGGGATGGTCATTCGGTGGCGTGCCATAACCAGGACCACGGAACGACAATAGCAGGCGTGTAAGATCCCACTCTACATCTGTAAGGTTCTCCGGGCTGACTTGATAAACTACGGGCGTGACACTGCCATCAACGGCCAAATTATCATCATTCAGACAGCCGAAAGCAGAGGTTGTGAATGGATAATCGAGAGGCATGTCCATTCCTAATGTATACTGGTTCCCGGCTATTGGTGTTACAGTCAAAACCTCACTCTGATAAAATGACGTAGATTCCTTCAAGCAAATACTATCACCAATGACAGGAATATCACCGGTTGTCTCAACATCAATAGATGTGTCACCTACGGCATAATTAGCCAACAAGGTGAGCGTGTCTAAAGTGATGTGGAGCTTTAGATCAATAATTTCTGTATGCTGATCCTGCTTAATAGTCTCAAGGTTGCCTTCTGAGTCAACAGGTATAACTGGCTGATCCAACCCGCCAGCGTCATGGACCTCGACCACCACAAGATTATTATCAATCTCTGTTGGTCTGGCCCATAAATCAACACCCTTATATCTAAAGGGCATGACATAATGGCGTTTAACATCAACTATGAGGCGGCTGTCTGTGTCTGTAGGCTCTGTGGCCTTCTCACACAACACAAAAGGGACACTCTCATTAGTCTGTAAACTATAAGAGACGCCCTCAACCATATTACCGCTAATAACGGTCCACACATTACGTGGACAACTCACTCTATCTAATGTCGGCATTATTTAGGCTCACAGGGTCTACTAGCAGCACCTGAACGCTTCAGGCACCCACAATTGATACACACCTTATGATATACCTTGCTACGGTGCATTGTGCCAAACTTATGGCCTAGAGCATCAGCCTCCATTGAGGGGATATGATCCAATATTTTCTCTTTGATTCGGTCTGTGTGGTCGCTCATTTAGGCAAATGTCCTTTCATATAACATACTCACTAAATCTTGTATACATTTATCAGCCCCATATTTATCACAATGATAGTGCAAATACATAGGGACACAGCCGCAATCATCCTCTATATGCTGGATGGCTATCAACTTAGCTTCATAGCCCCATTTGTCCTCTATATAAGCCACACCCTCAACATTATGCCTCACATCCCTATGCCAGACGTCAGAAAAGGCAGGCCATAAAGCGTCTAGCCATTCATGGACATATTTAGCCTCATCACCATAGGTTTCCAGGCTACGTGCGGCATGCTCTGAGACGTGCATTTCACATTTTCCGCTTCTTCATATCCACAGGCTCACCGTACCACTCTATAAAACGCTCTGGGACATCGTCAACAAATGATAAAGGCACTATGTATTCCGATAAAAATCCCTGCCAGCTCTCCTGATCGTCAACGTAGCAATAGTGTACTGAAAGGTGGTTAAGATCATTAAACAGGGTCCGTGTAGGGCTATCCGACCCATCACCGGGCAACAACATTAATATTTTTATCATCCCTGCGTCTCCTTCTGCTCACTCTACCCCTACGTTTCCACTTATTAGCCATAATCTTGATTGTGCGTCTATTCATAGAAACCATCTATACCACCTATAGACTGGGTTGTCAAGGTAAACGTCAAAATAATGACACTGGCAGACCATAAAAAAAGAGCGCATTACCCACGCTCTAAGCATACATCTCACTCTTCCCTCTTAAACACTCTTAACATATATGTCGTTCGTTGGACCGTCAACGAACTAGGCCCTAGTGGCTATGAACGGTCTTACTTCTTCCTCTTCTCTTCGTTCCATTCTTTATAGCATACTTTTACCCCAAAAGTCAAGAGCAAATGAAACTATCTCCATTGAAAGTTCTGATACACTCTATCAGGATTCCTGATGATAGATAGAGCTTGACAACTCATAGGCTATATGCCATGAAGAGGGAAAAGGAGAAGAACTATGTGGAAATTTATTAAAAGGTTTGCTGTCCTTGGTATGCCAGGGTTATGCTTGGTTATTGACTATCACAGCATGACACCGGTGGAACAGGTTGTACTGTGCGTTGTTATGGGAGTAGTCTCAGGGGTATTGTTGTCTGTCCATGACTTCGCTATGGAGAAATAACATGTGGCCGTTTACTAGAAAATGTAAGCATGATTGGGAGAGGCTAGAGTTCTGTGAGTGGCTCAAACGAGGTATATACACAGGTAAATACTTTTTACAGGAATTTGAAAACCCGTACACTGTTAGGGTGTCAAGATGGGTGTGTCTAAATTGTGGGGAGTTCCGGGATGGAATAGCAGAGGCATCAGAAGCTATTCACGCTCAATGGGACGAAGAAGACCAACGGAAGGAACTAGCTGCCAAGCTGTGGGAAGAATGTAAAGGAGAATAGAGATGAAACCCAACGACCAATCAACACTAGATTTAGCCGCTGACATCATATGGTGGCTAAAGGGCTACACCACATCAGAGGAATACACTGATATCTCGCAGAAACACATAGAGGCAATAGCAACCATCAGAGGGTATATACTTGAGTTGAACCACGACTCAAAGGCCCTAGAGGTTGCAAAGCACTGTCTAGAGGATATTCACGACCAGTTGGCAGCACTACACCAGCCAGCTATGGCAAAGCAGTGTATGGATGCATTGAAGAGGATGGAGAACGAAGCCGAGATGCCCTTTTAGGACACTTTTAATTTTTCCGTGAGGTGAGCATGGCTATTATACACGATTGCAGGGGATGCTACAGGAGCGCATGCAACCCATGGACTGAATGCCCAGAACATTGCAAGGTGAGTGAATGGCCCTTTAGAGTAGTGATAGCCGTTATCATTGTAGTAGCTCTTTTTATATTCTTTTAATTTTACAGGAGAACAATATGGCAGTTGGAATAATGTGGACGTTAGGCGTTGTTATATTTGGGCTGTGTGGACACTATCTGCTGGATTTGGATAGACAACACAATACCATATATGCATCCATAGGTGGAGTGCTAGGAGTGCTTTTTACACTCACTGGATAGAGTCTTTTTATATTATTTACGGGTAACAGGTGAGGTGACTAGAAACTTGCCACCCGAGGAGATCAAGATGAGAAAGGTTATAGATATCGTAAAGAGTTTCAATAAGTCATATGAATATGCCGAAGGGATTAGGGAGTTATCACCGTTGGAGGATGCCGTATTAACACAATCACGGCTGTTGGTACAATGCCATGATGCACTTGAACAACTTGTATATGACAATGAATGTTATGATCCACTGGAGCCAACTCGTAATGGTGGTGGGCTGGAGATGGCCTATGATATACTGATCGTCCTGCATGAAGAGACAGACTAATCAAACATATACTTAATGCCCTGATACTCAGATTTAGCTCTAAGGACAGCATCTATATCAACAGCAAGGTCTAACAGGTAATCTATCTCATAAAGGCCAGAATGGAGTTCTCGATGACAATTAGCGCATACAACTATGCACTTCATCATCTCAGAGGCAGCCTGGGAGAAGGTTTTACACTTTGACAAAGCTATTGACTTATTGCCTAAATGGTGAAACTCTAAAGCATCAATGCAGTGGTCATAGCCACAAAGGATACAACCACTATTGCTTTTTACTTTTTGCATAAATTTTCTAGCACGTTGCTGTTTACGGTATTCCTTAGCCTTTCTGGAGTCTGGTGTTTTATTACTCATCTAATATACATAACACAACTAGTAACCAATGTCCAATTAGATTATTTAATGAGACATTAGCAAAATTAATAGAGTCCTTTTAGATTTTAATCTGGGTAAAGTTGAGGGTGAACAAACTAACAATGCCGACCGCCAGTTGGTGTCACCCCCTCCCCCCATACCAAGGAGAACCTTATGCCCAAACGCTACACACCTTGCTTACCAGACTGCTTCAAGCCAGTCATTGATGGCAGTTGTGATGGCTGTTCATATGCTGCCCTCAAGGACAACTACGACAAGTTGCAGGCCGAGCGCGACGAGCTAGTTGAAGCTGTCAAGAAGTTCATGTATGATTGTTCTGGTCATGATGTTTGGGGTGAAGACTCATGGGATGCGCTTGAGTGGATAGAACTACTACTAGCCAAGATCAAAGTGAGGAGCCATGAGTAGGTTACGAGACGAGGCAGAATGGATACTGCAATACCCTGAAGAGATTATGGGCAGAGCTACAGTGCAAGCCAAGCGTGTGCTGATCCTGCTGGATGCCATGCACCACATCATGGCCAACCTAGACGCGAGTCACGAATATCTAGATGAATGGTACGAGAAAGCCATCAAGCAAGCCGAGGAGGTGTAGAGATGAAGTTCGGCGATCACAATTCGTTCAAACTAATGTGCATTATACAGCTTATAGCATGGCTCATTGTTGCAATGGTTGCCATAATTAAGGTGTGCGCCACGTAATCAATTAATCCGACCTAGCACTAGCCTAGACATAGAAAAGCCCTCCAGCGTCATGCTAGGGGGCTTATTCGTTATATTGAGATAGGTTGATATAGTTTACTTAACGAACAAGCATGAACACGGTGAATCGCGTGATATGAACACTGTGCAGGTAGAGCTAAATCCTCGGTAGGACTTGACAGCGTTAACAAATGATTCGAACACCACTTCAAAATTATGACAATCGTCCGTAAAACCAAAGACTTTATACATTGTGATTACTCCTGTTGTAGGTTGATATAGTTTAACGGTGTTTCGGCACCTCCGTTTCAGCGATTGCTTTCATAGCAAGGACAATCGGGCTTAGAATGATAAAGAACGGCAAAAACACTGCTCCCAGGGTCAATTCCAGACAATCGCGCTTATCATCCTTAGACTTATCCATAGTAATCTCCCTGCACCTGCAATGCGTAACCGGTCTAATATCACTGCACTCTTGGCAGCTACCTTCTCCATAGTTGCTAAAACATAACATATTATAGCTCGTCCTTACTGTTAGCCAAGCTCATTGCGTCCTGGATCACAGCCTCGATGTTGGCAGTAGATTTGCCCTCAACAAGACGAGATTTGTCAACCATGATGCCGAACATGCCGGTAAGCTGGAAAGCTGTTGCATCTGCAACCTTTTCAGGTGTGATGGCGTTCAGGATCATGCTCTTCTTAGCAGTAATCAACGCTCCTTCATTCTTCCTATACACATCAACAGCAACAGCATCGGGACAATACTTGTCTAACGCTTGTTTGACGGCACTCTTACTACAATCGAAGTGTTTGGCGATGTCTGAATATGACAGTCCCTTGAGGCGTAGTTCTACGGCCTTTGGTATGTCAACCTTCCTGCCTTTCATCTGTGCAGGTTCGTTCATACGTAATGTAATTTCTCTGGTCTGTGTTTCTGACATTAGAACAATGGCTTATTAAGGTTTAAGAAGAACTCAATCACCTGTGGATCATTTGTATAACACATAACGAAACAAGCTACTGTGATGATGGCTGTGAACGCTGCGAATGACGCTGCTAATATATTTTCCATGACAATCTCCCTGTTGGTTATTAATGACTAGAAGGTTCCACCGAAAGCAAGCTTGACTCTAGGGTGATATCTGAGGACCGAAGCTACTGCATTTCTAGCCTGCTCAAGATCACCACAACCAGCATCATACTTACCAGTATAGCGGTAGCTTGTTCTTTCGAGGTTGCCATCTTCATCGTGGGTTTCAGAGCGGTAAACAACCAGTGCTACGGCAGTCTTTGTATTGTATTGTACTACTGGGGTGTCTGTGATTGTGAAAGTAGCCATGTCATTCTCCTTGGGTTTGTTTCTCTCTCTTGATTAAAGAATGCCCGAATCAAACCACCATGTCAACAACTAAATGAAAGAAAAGTGAGAAAAGTTTTAGCTGATGAACGGCATGATTAATACTTTGCCTGTATGCCCATTACAGACACACCATTGCTTAGTGTCTGCCAGCCATACAAACACAAGCCCATCAACCTCTGGATAGGCTACTGAGCCGCCTTCTGTTGGTAACTCGAACTCACCTACTGTAGTGCTAATTATCATTCCTTCACCGCCTCCTTGATTCTCTCATCATCAATGGCAAGCACAATGGCCTTGAGAGTGGTGTATTTGTCTTCTAGTTCATGGTATTTGTCAAAATACTTCTTGTAAATTCCCTGATAGGCTGCACAACTAGACACAGCATCATTCCAAAAACTATAGTACTTTGAATTAATCTCGTCCTCTTCAAGTTGCCTACGTGCTTCAGCCAACGCCTTTGTCAGCCTCTCCACCTTCTTCCTGCGCTTGATGAATAAGTCTATGAGGTTCATTTCATTCTCCCTATAACCATCAACACCACAATGAATACTAGCATGGCCACATGCCATGCGTCTATCTCTGCATACAACACTGGCTGTGATGCTATGAGTGTTATTAGTTCCATGTGTCACCATAGGCATATATCAATGAGCATGTCAAGTGGTAAATTTATGTTGACTATAGACCAAACATTGACTAAGTTAGGCTCATACACAAGGAGGACCAATGGAATGGAAAGAATATTTGAATGATTACGAAATCTCTGACTCTGGTTTATTGCGCAGAAGGAATGGAGTGCCAGGTAATCCAGCAGGTAAGCTGCTATCCCCACAGATGCCGCATAAAGGATCAGCTAGCTATTTCCTGAAGAATGCGTCTGGCAGCAAAACGTACAAGCGTATACACATAATTATGTCTGAGGTGTTCGGGCTGGACATGACTTTCAACTCAAAGTGGGTTGATGGAACTAGGGACCATGTGGCCGAATATAATGCAGTGACGTTTGGTCATTGTAATAAGCAGAAGAAGCGCGATAAGTTCGTTACTCCTCCTATGTGGGATGCTAATAAATTCGGTGACCCTTGGGACGATTATAAACCATACAGGCTGTCTGTTGGCGAATACGGGCTAGCTGATCTCTGTCCACTCGGATAAAAGATAACCCTCTAAGCACTAAGCCTGGAGGGTTTCTTAACGCCTAGCAGTTCCCGAATATAGGCTGGTCATCAAACCAACATATAACCATCATGTCTAGAAAGTCATATTCTATGTCAAGTTCATACAACATCGTAATTGGCTGAAAATCTGTTAGCAGAGACAATGGAAGGGTTGCCAGATGAATCAACCACAATATATGATCCTGCGATTCCCTCAGTCCAAACACCGTCATCATCCTGGAGCTTGAAATTCACGGTCATAGGGTAAGCACAACAAACGGCTGTCTTGAGCTTGCAGTTGATAGATGAGGGCATAGACTCGCCCTCTGTAATGCAAATGGTGTCACCGTCGAACGATACTTCTAGCAATGGATTATCCTCACTTCTTCTTGCGTTTAGGGACTGATTTCTTAGGGATGCGCTTGACGGGCTTCTTGCTGCCCTTCTTCATTTTCGATCCTGACCTACATACCATCTTTCAACTCCTTGACATCTTGCCTAATCTCTGTGAGTAGGCTTGTCATATGTTTTAAATTTGTGCTAAATACTGCTCTCTCCGTATATGCGCTCTGAACAAGCTCACTCATCTTATGGAGATTCTCTTGAGTTAGGCATACATTCTGCTCTATGCGGTCCATTCTGGCGTTAGCTTCAGCTTCGTAGGAGGCCCTTGATACTCTTTCTGTGGCCTGCCATGAACCAAGAGCTACAGCAACAGCCAGGAGCCAGTACAATGGTATTTTAGTTGAGATGGAGAGTGGAGATGAGTCTTGAGGTTCTGTCATTTCTAACCCGATGCGCCTTTCATTTTGCCAAGGGCCTGTTGTATGATTTTACCAGCGTAAGGGGCTGCAAAGTAAAAAGATAGGATTAACATGATTGCCCCATTCATATCAGTAGCAGATTGTTTGGCTAGTGTGCCCACAATAGTTATTTTGGTGGCTGTAATAGTCCCTTCAGCGTTGGTGAACACCGCACACATTGAGCATAATACGCCCAGCAAATACATGCCCAGCCATACTCCTGTGATGGAAAGAGCTATGAGCCTCCTGGCAAGGTTCTGCCCTTGGGTAGCTGCCATCCATGCAACGACCATCTTACGGGCCTCTGAGCGGTCAGCAGCGGCATCGTTGGCCTTCTCCTCATCTGTGTAGACAAGTGCATCTAGCCCATTAGTGACACCGTCAACGACAGCACCCAGAGCCTTGTCTGTGCCGAATACTTTACCTAGAAAACCGAACATTACAAGCCTACAAAATTATAGATTTTCTGATACCAACGGCAAAGCCAGCGGCAACCTGCCACTAGCCTTGCTTCAAGATTCAAAGGGTTGATATAATGACGAATCCTGTCAGGGAATGTCGGTGATTTGGTAGGCATGAACGTCCTCATCAGTGTCGGACTCAATGTATTCTAGTTGGTCTAGCCAGTCACGGTAGGCGGTACTATTGAACCCCTTGTCAGGGTCAATGGCAATATCTACAGGTATGACATAGTCTTCATCATTCATAACAATACCTATAACAAATCACAGAACTGTTGTCAAGGACTATTGTCAAACTTTTGACGCTAAATAGTCGTGATCATCGATCCACCTTGCATATCTACCGCGCCAAACTCCTGTTCTATGCTTCCTCCCCTTCACCCTTGTGGAATGCATCCTTACATATGCGTATGCGTCAGGGTAGAGAGGATTTCCACAGTGGTTGATGCGCTTTATGACTGATTCGATTGATATCATACTCCCCTCACAAGCAACGTATCCATAGCCCTGTCTCCCATTAAGGCCATGAACTTGTCAAACGCCTTTGAACTCTTCCAGACAACACGGTTGCCATCTTCAAGGAAGTCTATATCAGACCCTACAAGGATACAGCCTTTGATGTCACTAAGATAGTTGCCAACGTGAACCTTGATCTCTGTCCTGTTCGGCACGCTCTTCAATTCAAACAGGTCTTTCTTGTATTTGTTGGAATATTCCAGCACTAATTGGTATGTACCAGTAGGAATGCACGATACGTTCTTCTCGTTGTCCTTCCATGGGAGTTCCAGTGTCCATAATCCTGTAGCTACACCATCAATTAAGAGCGTCCCGATTGTTCCTTTGCCAGTTTGTTCAAGCCTTGTTATTTCGATCATTCCAACCTCCTATCTATTTCTCTGTCAATGTACCACTTGGCCTTTTTTAGATCCTCAATAGCATCATTTTTAAGGTCGCATCGCCATATGTACTTGAGAGCGTTGCCTAGATTGAATCCCATGTGTTCTGTGATCTGGATGCACTCTATACCTGATGGATGATTTGTGTAATGGGTTGGATGTGCAACAGCGTTAGAGAAGTCAACACTTGGCAACTGTGGGCCAACTGTCGGAACCCCATCACAGCATGTGCAATGCTCTACATCCTCGCCGCATTTTTTGCATTCTCTATGAGACACTACCGTACCCTCTCCTTGACAATGATCTTGTTATTGACAGTGAAGTCTCCACTTCCATCCTCATCAAACTCAATAAGTGCAAAACCCTGCACATGCTGGTTTCCTAGTGGCATATATGACGGGTTGATGCTACACAGACAGCCTGTAGCCCATGCTCCCTTGAGCTTGGTAAGCTGTCTGAATATCTTATGCTGGCTGGTGTGATGATGGCCCATAATGAAATTGTCCTGAACGCGCATGAATTTTGTGTGCGCTACATGAATGCCGCCACCAAGTATTTCATGCCCATGGATAAAGTGCATGTTACCTATTTTAAACGGCCTCTGCGTCTCCTCAAGGAGCTTTTCGTTGTTTACGTAGGTAATGCCCATAGAATCAAGTTCAAGTAGCTCATCGACTTCTACACCACGTAAACGAGCAATTTTCGGTGCATTGTTCTGAATGTAGATAGGGAGACGTTTTTCATGGTTGCCTTCAATAAATGTGAACCGTGCATTAGGCCACCAGCTTTTGAACTCTGCCAGGAGTCCCACACAGCGTTCAAGCTCCTCATCGAAATGCATACGATCCTTCTTAGGATAACGACTCACCTCAAAGAAGTCGCAGAAGTCACCACCAAATATGACATCATGCACCTCATATCTATCATCGGCCCACTCACGCATAACCTTGATAGAATTGTCATCCTGGTAGGGGCAGTGAATGTCAGGGATGAACAGAACGTTTCTAGTGTCTTCTGTGCGATATAACATCTTGCCAAGCTCTTTGTTGGGCGTGTCTCGTGCCCAGTCTGACACTGTTGACTTGGCCCTACCGATAGCCTTGGCAGCTTTACCAATAGAGCCATACTTATTTATTGCTTCTTTTACCGTCATATCATCCCCTTACGTTTTGAATCTCAGGTGCTATGCTGTCATCATCTTCGTCGTCTTCACTAGGCTCACACCATGGAAATGTGTCGCATTCAGGGGCTAGTGTGTCGCTCAGACACATATAGCACAAATCCCCGTCATGTCCGCAATCCAAGGGCATCCCACATTTACGACAAAATCTGTTACATGGCATGTCATTCTCCATTGATTGTATCGGCAAGCGCCTGTTTAATTTCCTGCATGGTGTAGCCCATCTTGCTCATCATCTGGACCCAGGCATTTAGACTCTGCTTCAGTTCTTCAACACGTTCCATCACAATCCTCCTCTTATTTTTGCCATATCGGCCACACAGTCGTCAATTGTTCTACTGCATAGACCGTTAGACATGTATATCTTCATACATTTCCCTAACTCAAAATTGAACGCAGCGCAACCATTATATTTATATTTCTTGCTGCCCTTACACAGTGCCGGGAATTGCCTATACACTTCCTCCCATTTAGCTTTAGGCATAGCGATCTCCTTATCTTTGATCAGTTTGGATTATAGGACTTTGTAGGCAAAATGGTACTTTGCTCTTTTCTCAATGCCGCACATTTGCGCTGATATATCTTGCTCAAGTTCTTCCTTGTATGCCCACAAAGGTATGCCATCATACCCATAGAACCAAACGACAGCGCATGTGCAAAAGTGCAACTCACAATTCCCGGTTGGTATAGCTTTTCTCCCTATCTCAAAAGAACAATCCATATTACCCTCACTTCGTTTGATAGCTAGTTATTAAATCGAGCACCGCGCCCATAGTATGCGCTACAAGCGCGGCACTCTAAGCCCTCAGTGGAGGGGGAAATACCTATTCTCCGTCAGTCTCTTTGTGTGCTGCCACAAGTCTCTCAACACCTTTCGAGTAGCTACCATCTCCTATGGTCACAAGGTCAGAGGCAGTGCCCAACAGTACGCATATACCAAGCTTGACTTTCTCCGGTCCCTTCTTGCGGCCAGCCCCCTTGCGGGGGCCACCGTGCTTTTTAGATTTATTCAAAACTATCTCCCAAGGGCTTGCTTAGCGGCTGACAGCCTCTTTACGATAACAATCTTGTCATGCTTATGACCGAGGAACCCAAGTTTCATCCTCACAGTATGGTTCTCTTTGTCGCCCCTTGACACCTCAATACAGAATGGGGGGACGGGGAGACGCTTCGTGTTCTTACCCCTTCCGCTTACCAACAGCGCGGATGGGATCGTGTTCGTATTGTCATGGTCCATAACCATCGCCAGTGCCTTGAGTTCATCATTGCTGAGTCCAGACATTTCGTCACCCTTTGGTTTGTTGTTTTCACTCTCAATGGGGATACAATACAGCCCCCACTTGATTGTGTCAAGAACAAATCAAAATAAAAGTGAAATTAACTTACTAAGAGTCTTCTCCGCCAGTTGATTCGTGATAGAATTGCTTTGTAGCTTGGTGGACCAGATCACCGATTGCACTGCGCATGTCGCAGGCAGGCCACCCGGAGGCTAGCTGCTCATAGAGTTTTTCCCATTGCTCCAGGGTCATTGTAAACGCCATAGTAGCGTTGATTTTTTTGGGGTTTGTTATCTTGAAATTTGATTCCATGTTTCACTCCTTATTATCCATCAGTCTAAATCGTGTTCGTCACTAACGCCGTATGCGTTATCACCGGGCCGCGCTTCTGTTTGTTCATCAGTCGCTTTTGTCATTATAGGAGTCAACTTAATGCCAACATAGCTACCCTGGGAAGGGGTTGAACCATATTTGTGAAAAGCCTTTAATCCACCACAACCAAATGAGCGCATCACATCACGTTCAAAATCTGTCTCTGGCACTATAACCCAACCATCACCCCATATTTGAATTTCCATATCAAACTCCTACTTGTCAGTTGCTATGTGATCTTGGAATGCGAATATAAGCTCTTCGGTGGCTTTATCCGCAACAAGATGGGACATTCGCACAGGAATTGGCGCAGGGTGTCCAACTCTCATTTGCTCGGGGTCTTTGACATACAGACTCCACTCAATCTTAACCCGGTATGCGTCGTCACCGTTCACTTCACGCCTTGACTCTATTTCTATTCTGCACCCGTCACGAGAATGTGTAGTATGTTTCATATCCCCTCTCCTTTTCCTGAATCAGTTGTTGTCGGGAGTGGACACCAGCTAGGCAGTGGGTATTCATCGTCCCGAATGGTGCGTCTAGAACCGAATTTACAAAAGTCACCCTCATCCCAAAAGTATGGGCATTGACCACATTTTGTAATTTCTTTGATGTAATATCTCATGGGCCTGCCTTTCGTTCGTAGTTAGCTACTGTTTCCCTATGAGTTGTTCTTCGGCTTATGTGCCGGACAGTTTGTGACCATATGGTCGCGTCCAAATCCTGC